AGATCCAAGATACAAATCACTTAAAAATAAAGGATATGTATAATGCCACAAGTAGGAAAGAAAAAATTCGCATACACAAAAGCTGGTAAGAAAAAAGCTAAATCGTATGCAAAGAAAAAAGGACAAAAGGTAAAATATTCATGAGAAAAAACGGAACAAACGTAAGTGGTCAAATACATAAAAAATCTCTTACTTTAATAAAAGGGCAAGGCGTTAAAACTCACGACATTTTTAAAATGAAAAAAGGTATTAGCTTCCAAGATAAGGTTTATAAATTTGGTACTAAAACAAAAACAGCCGCTACAAGAGTGGCTGGTAATATTGGTAAAAGCTACACAAAATATGGTAAACCTACAGAAACTTTATTTAGAAAAGCTGGATCCGCAGCTTTAGGAGCTGGTAAACTAGCTTTAAGATTTCCTGGTGTAGGTTTAGCTGCTACTGGTTTATATTATGGAGCTAAACACATTATTGGAAAAGGCGAAAGAGTTGCCAAAAGATCAGCAACAAAACAATGGAACAAAAGAGATATACACGGAAAAACAAGATGGTATTTGTAATGGAAGACTCTGAAAACAAAACATACGAAAACGAAATAGATAGATCTTCTAAAGAAGAACCTAAAAAAACTGAAGTAGTATATCCAGCACCCAAAAATCCTAACATGGGAGGAAAACGTGAGGGAGCAGGTAGACCTTTAGGTGCTAAAACTAAAAAAAATTGGAAATCTATGGAAGAAATGGCGGCTAAATACCAACATTCTCCTTTAGATTATCTATTAGCTGTGTTAAATAATCCTATAAGCTCACCTGACAGAAAAATGTACGCAGCCGAGAAGGCAGCACCATTTGTTCACCCAAGGTTAGCGTCAACAACTTCACGAATAGGATCAGATGAACCAATCGAAATCAAAGTCCAATGGCAAAAAGATTAATAAAAAAGTCAAGCATATAGAAATACCCTATAAGCCAAGACCTTACCAATTAGCAGTACACGAAGCTAAAAAAAGATTTAGTGTTCTGGTTTGTCATAGACGATTTGGTAAATCAGTATTATCAATTAACGAATTAATTAAAGAAGCCGCAGGAAAACCAAGATCCCTGTGTGCATTTATAGCTCCTACTTATAGACAAGGTAAATCTATAGCTTGGGAGTATTTAAAATTTTATACAAAGCCACTAATGTATTTTGGTGGTGGTCGGAACGAAACTGAACTGAGAATAGATCTTTTTAATGGATCACGTATTCAAATATTTGGTGCAGATAATCCAGACAGCATCCGTGGAATGGGATTTGACGGAGTTGTTATGGATGAATATGCAATTATGTCACCTAGGGTTTGGACAGAAATAATCAGACCTGCGGTATCAGATAAAATGGGATGGGTAATGTTTATCGGAACACCCATGGGACATAATCAATTCTGGGAAGTATACGATTACGCCCAACGAGGTCATAAAGACTGGATGGGTAAGATCTATAGAGCTTCAGAAACCAAAGTAATTCCAGACGAGGAACTGGAGCAGGCACGTTCTATAATGACCGAAGAACAATACGACCAAGAGTTCGAATGTTCTTTTACTGCAGCGGTCTCAGGAAGTTATTACGGAAGATTAATAACGAAAGCCGACAATGATGGAAGAATCGGATCCGTGCCTGTAGATGAAAACTTAGGTGTGGAAACATGGTGGGATTTAGGAATAGGAGATTCAACTGCAATATGGTTTGTACAAAGAGTTGGACAAGAAATTCACCTAGTAGATTATTACGAAACTTCAGGTGAATCATTAGCACATTACGCTGATAAACTTGAAGAAAAAGGTTACGCTTACGAAAGACATATAGCTCCTCACGATATTATGGCTAGAGAATTAGGAACTGGAAAGTCTAGACTAGAAGTGTCAAATGATTTAGGTATTGACTTTGAAGTAGCACCTAAATTAGAAATAGATCACGGAATTGAATCAGTAAGAAATATGTTACCCAATTGTTGGTTCGATAGAGAAAAATGTAAAGTTGGATTAGATGCAATTAGACAATATCGAAAACAATGGGATGACAAAAACCAAACTTTTAAAAATAAACCTTTACATGATTGGTGTTCACACGCAGCAGACGCATTAAGATACGGAGCTGTGCATGATCCAATTGATACAACAGAATGGAATAGACCAATTAACGTAGATACAAAATACATAGTATGAAATCAGATACAGAAATAAAAGCAGTTTTAAGTAGAGAAATACATAACGCATCAGGATTTATTGGTGGCGAATTAGTTGCTCGGAGAAAGAAATCTCTCGAGTACTATTTAGGTATGCCACTAGGAAACGAACAAGAAGGTCGTTCTCAAGTTATATCCAACGATGTATTAGATACAGTAGAAAGTCTTATGCCTTCATTGATGAGAATTTTTACTGCAGGTGATAATGTATTCAGTTGCGAAGGTGTTGGACCAGAAGACGATGAAATGGCACGTCAATGTTCTGATTACCTTAATCATATTTTTTATAAAGATAACAATGGATTCCTAGCGTTATACTCAGCATTCAAAGATGCTTTAATTCAAAAGAATGGAATATTAAAAGTTTACTGGGATGATTCAGCTAAAACTGAAAGAGAAGAGTACACAAGATTAACGGATGATGAATTTAATGACTTGGTTGCAAATCCAGAAGTTAAAGTTTCAAATCATTCGGAATACGAAGAACCGATTACAGATGATCAAGGAAAAGAGTTAGATAAAGTAACTCTTCATGATGTAGTTATTCATAGAACAAAATTGTATGGACAGGTCAGAATCGAACCAGTTCCTCCAGAAGAATTTTTAATTGCTCGTAGAAGCAAAGATATTAATTCATCTAACTTTGTTTGTCACAGAACAACTAAGTCTAAATCAGAACTTATTGAAATGGGTTATGACGCAGACGTAGTAGATGGATTGCCTTCAGGCGATACTGATTTTTTCACAGAAGATAAATTTGTACGACACCAAGATGTAGATTTCTCACATGGATCTACTGAAGGTGATAAAAGTACAATGAATGTTTTGATTTATGAATGCTACATTAAAATGGATATTAATGAAGATGGTATAGCAGAATTAGTTAAAGTAACTGCAGCAGGTACAGCAGCTGGAAAAATACTTGATATAACAGAAGTAGATAGTTTTCCTTTTGTATCAATGACTCCAGTTATTATGCCACACAGATTTCATGGTAGATCTATATCTGAACTTGTAGAAGATATACAATTAATTAAGTCTACAGTAATGAGACAAATGTTAGATAATATGTATCTAACAAATAACAACAGAGTAGCTGTTCAAGATGGACAAGTTTCTATGGATGATCTACTTACTAATAGACCTGGCGGAATAGTTAGAACAAAGCAACCACCACAAAATGTGATGATGCCTATTCCTGCACAACCTATTACAGATCAAGCCACAACAATGTTAGGTTATCTAGATTCTGTTAAAGAAACACGAACAGGAATCACTAGACAATCTCAAGGGCTAGATGCTAACACTTTAAATAAAACAGCAACTGGTCAAAACCAAATTCTGACACAATCACAAATGAGAATGGAGTTAATCGCCAGAATCTTTGCTGAAACAGGTGTGAAAGATTTAGCCTTAAAAATGTTTGAACTTACTTGTAAGTATCAAAACAAAGAAAAAATTATAAGAATCAGAGGGAAGTATATTCCTATGAGACCTTATGAATGGAAAGACAGAGTTAATATTACTGTTCAAGTTGGACTAGGTACAGGTTCAAAAGAACAACAATTAATTCTGTTAAATGCTATTTTAGAAAGACAAATGCAAGCCATTAACCTACAACAAAATGTTCATGGTCCAATGGTTAATTTGCGAAATGTTTATAATAGCTTAAAGAAATTAATAGAGAACGCAGGACTTAATGGAATAGAACCATACTTTATGGATCCAGAAGTCGGTGCAGCTCAAATGCCACAATTGCCTCCTAAACCACCAACTGAGTTTGAGAAAGTTACAATGGCTCAAGTACAAGGTGAAAACCAACGTGCTACATTACAGTCTAATACTAGACTCAAAGAAGTTGAAGGTAGAATGAGACAACAGTTACTAGACTTTGAAATTCAAATAAAAGAGTTGGAACTTAAATACGGAACTAAAATAGATGAGCTTGAACTTAAACGTAGAAGTATGTTAGAACAAACTGATCTCAACAAATCAGGTGATTTGATGAAAGAAATAGTGAAAGGACAACAACAATTCTTTAATGATGGACAAGCTAGAGACGCAACAGCGAAGGGGAAAGAGAGCTCAGGCTCTGTTAGACGATCCCCTCCTAAAACAAGCATTTGAAGATCTATTAGAAACATATAGAGAAGAAATTTTTAATACGAATTTTGCTAACGATGACCAACGTAGATCCCTTTGGATGGCATATAATATGCTAGATAAAATCAAAGGTCATTTACTTGTTGTCATGGAAGGCGGAAAAATAGCTCAAAAAGATCTTGAGTTATTAAATAAAAGATAACCTATTTAGAATCATTCTAAACTAGGATCTTATCATACGTCAACCCCAACGAAAGGAACGTTATAATGGCACAAGAAGAAACAGTACAAGGTGCTGCTAAAAAAATATCTGGTTTACTGAATCCTGAAACAGGACAATCAGCTCCAGAAAAAAAAGCAGAGCCATCAGAACAACCTCAAGAGATCAAAGAGGAAACTTCACAAGAGAGTCAACCAACGTCTGAAGGAACTCCAAAAGAAGAAGTTACTGAAAATACCGAAATCAAAGAAGAAACGCAAACAGAAATAGATGAACCTGAACTCCACCGAGTAAAAGTACAAGGTCAAGAGTTAGAGGTTAGCATTGATGAGCTGAAGGCAGGATATTCTAGAGACTCGGATTACAGACAAAAAACTCATTCTTTAGGCTTAGAGAAAAAAGATCTTGAAAGTCAAAAAAATAGTTTTCGTCAAACTTATGACAATCGTTTATCAGAACTAAATGATTTGATTGCAACTGCTGATGGTTACATCGGACAGCAACAAGGTAGCAAAGATCTTCAAAAACTTTGGGATGAAGATCCAACATCTGCTTCAAAATTGGATTACCAATTAAGAGAACAAAAAAAGCAGATAGATGGAGTCAAGGCTAAAGCCAATGAAGCTCGTACTATGCAGTACAATGAATACCTTGAAGCACAAAAACAATTAGCAGCAGCGAAAATACCAGAGTTCAGCGATCCTGAAAAATCTGATTATTTCAAAACTAATATGCGTACAACGCTTAAAGGTTATGGATTTAATGACGGAGAAATAGGGACAATGGCTGACCACCGTTTTTTAATGGTGATTAAAGACGCTATGAGTTATAAATCTCAAACAGATAAAAGACCTATAGCACAAAAGAAGGTAGCTAACGCACCTAAAGTTGTAAAAGCTGGAGTCGCAAGATCAAATGTTAGTTCAGGTAGAGAAGGCATAAGAAATAAAATCAATCGATTAGGCAAAACAGGACATCTTAAAGATGCCCAAAGTGCTATAATGGATATGATTAGTCTTAAATCTCAACAACAAAGGAAATAACAACAATGGCACAACCAACAAACACGTTTGATACTTATGATTCAATCGGAGAGAGAGAAGATCTTTCTGATGTGATTTATAATATCTCACCAACTGATACGCCTTTCCTTAGTTCTGCAGCTAAAACAAAAGCAACTGCAGTTCTACACGAATGGCAAACAGACTCGCTAGCAGCAGCAGTTACCGACAATCAAGTTATTGAAGGTGACGAAGCAACTATAGACGCTATCTCTGCAACAACTAGATTATCTAACTCTTGCCAAATTATGGACAAGACTATCTTAATCACAGGTACGCAGGAAGCAGTCGACAAAGCTGGTAGAGCATCTGAAATAGCTTATCAAATAGCTAAAAAAGCAAAAGAACTAAAGAGAGATTTAGAAGCCTCTCTTACTTCTAACAATGCTGAAGTAACAGGTTCAGCAACAGCAGCAAGAGTAGCAGGCGGCTTAAGATCATGGGTTGCTACAAATGATGTAATGGGAACTTCTGGAACATCTGGTGGAGCAGGTAATACTGCGGCAACAAATGGTACTCAAAGAGCCTTTACAGAAACTCTCTTGAAATCTGTAATTAAATCAGTATGGAATGCTGGTGGAAATCCAACTATGGTTATGGTTGGTCCTTTCAACAAGCAAAAATTATCAGGTTTTACTGGTAATAGTACTAGATTCGATGCAGGTGCTGATGCAACTTTATACACATCAGTAGATGTTTACGCTTCTGACTTTGGTCAACTACAAGTAGTACCTAATAGATTCTCTAGAGATAGAGATGCTTGGGTATTAGACATGGATTATTGGGGAGTAGCTTTCTTAAGAGACTTTACAATGCATGAACTGTCTAAAACTGGAGACTCAGAAAAAAGACAATTACTTTTAGAGGCAACTCTAGAATCAAGAAACGAAGCTGCGTCAGGTTGCGTAGCAGACATAACAACTAGCTAATAATTAGCACGTGGATAGGCGGGTAACCTCAAATCTACTCGCCTACCATTATATAATAACATTGAAGTCTTGAGAGGGGTTAAAGACGGAACAATGAAGGAACAAAATGAGAACATTAAACGACTATTTTATAACAGCAAAAATCGCCAACATCAGTACAGCATCTAGTACATTTGTACCAATCCCTGATGGCGGAAAAGTAATAAAAATCTTAACAGCACTTCAAGCAGTTATTGCAACTGCCAATGGTGGTATCAGTTTCGAAATAGGTGGAACTGCTATTACTGGTGGTGGAATTACTGTAGCATACTCAGGATCAGCAGTAGGTGATGTAGACACAGCAGAACCAACAGCAGCTAATGATGTATTAGAAGGTGGAACTATCGAAATGATTACCGATGGTGCTTCAACTAATGCTAGCGTACTTTACGTAACATTTGTAATAAGAAGATAATTAATTAAGGGGGTGGCAACATCCCCTAAACAAAAGGAGAACAAAACATGAACTATGGATTAAGACATGGAACACATCAGGTACTAACTTCAGCTTCCAGCTCAAGTGCAAGTTCTGCATTTGCAGACGGATCTGAATATATTAGAGTAGTAAGTACAATTGGTTGCCATATCGCTATCGCTGCATCCCCTACTGCAACCACTTCTACACAGTTATTACCTGCTGATGAAATTGAAATTATTAAAATTTCAGCTGGAGAAAAAATTGCTGTACTTAGAGGAGCTAGTACTGATGGAAAATTACACGTTACTGAATTATCAGAATAATGACAAAGGTAAGATCAACCGAATGGGATGCAGGAGTTAAGACTCGTTACATACAAGAGTCTGATGGTCAATTAACTATCAACAATCAACAAAATCTTAACCCCTTACTAGAAAGAAATAAAAAACTCTACACTCAAAATGATGGCTATACAGCCTCAAGAGATATGAGAAGAATTGCTAGTGTCCCTCCTATTATGCTCCAGTTATGGACTAAGGAATATAATGGTAATAACAATTGGTGGGCTTTACCTAAAGAAATACAAAAAACAATAATGAGAACTAAATTGAATAGTAGTGAGTTTAGATATTTCAAAACTTCAGAAGGATCTTTATAATGGCAGTATCAACCTATACAGAATTAAAAACATCAATAGCTAATTGGTTAAATCGAAGTGATTTAACTGATGAGATAGCTGATGACTTTATTAAATTAACTGAATCAGATTTTAATGCTAAGTTCAGAATAAGACAAATGGAACAGATTGATACTATTACTATTGATGAAGAAACTGAAACTGTACCTACTGGTTTTATTTCTGTAAGATCATTTTATCTATTATTATCTAGTGTTAAATACCCACTAGAATATATTACACCTCATAACTTATTTGAAATAAGAGGAGGCTCCAGATCTGGTAGACCTCGTTCTTATACAATAGAGGCAGATAATGAAACTGAACAATTCAGATTTGGTCCTAAGCCTGATACTACTTATACTGGTTACTTATCATATTATAAAAACATCGAAGCTCTTTCAGTTTCTAATGCAACCAATTATATTTTAGACAAACATCCTGGAATCTATTTGTATGGTAGTCTTTATCATGCAACTAATTTCTTAGGTGGAATGGATCCAAACCAAAAACAAAATTTTTTACAAATGTATATCGCAGCTTTAGAAAGATGCGAAAACAACGACAAACAAGATTCATATGGTGGAGCACCTGTAGTTCAAAGAACAGATGTGCAAACAGATCTATCATTTTATAGGAACAGATAATGCAAATACCTTTTGGAGAATGGCTACCTGATCAACCTGAACATGGTAAAAAAGGAGCTAATGTAGCAACTAATGTTTACTATGCTGCTAACACATATAAACGATTTCCTTCTTTAGTTGATTACAGTTCTAATACTTGTATAAAAGATTCTAGAGGAGCAGGTTCGTTCAGAGATAACTCTAACACAGTTTATAACTTTGTAGCTACTAAAGATACTATATATAAATTAACATCAGGATCATTTACTGATGTAGGTGCAAGCGGAACATTATTATCAAACTCTTATGCTACTTGCACAATTACAGTTACAGATTATGCAAATATTGGTGCTAGTAAAACTATTACCTTAACAAAAAATGATGCCTCAACTGTTGTATTTACATCAGTTACAGGAACACCATCTGGGACACAATTTAAAGTAGAAACTGATAACAATACTACAGCAACAAATTTAAAAACTGTTATTCATGCTCATGCTGATTTTACAGCTACTGTATCAACTAATGTTGTAACAGTAACAAGAGCTGCTGTAGGTAGAGATAATTTAACTAATGTTTCTTCTGATTTAGTAAGGCTTACTACTACTAATTTTACTGGTGGAACTCCTTTAACAGGAGAAACAACTGATTTTATTACCTTCACACAATTTGGTGAATACGTTATTGCAAGTAATGGAGTAGATCCAGCTCAATATTATTTAATGGGAACATCAACTGCCTTTGCAAATCTTACAGCAATTCAAACTGCTGGTACAGCACCTGTATTTAAAGTTTCAGGAGTAGTACGAGATTTCCTAGTTACAGGAAATATATCAGGTTCAACGAATAGAATACAATGGTCAGGTATAAATGATATTTCAGCATGGACAGGTAAACAATCTGACTTGCAAGATTTACCAGGATCTGGTGGTCAAGTTGTAGCCATAACATCAGGTGAAGTAGGTTATGTATTTAGACAAAACCAAATCATTCGTATGGATTATGTAGGGGGTGCAACAGTATTTAGATTATCTGTAATTTCACCTAATAGAGGTGCTATGTTTGGAAGAACAGTATGCCAAGATAATAGAAGAGTTTTCTTTTATGCTGATGATGGTTTCTATGAAATACAAGGTGATAATGTCATACCTATTGGTGTAGAAAAAGTGAATAGATTTTTTGATTTAAACTTAAACAAAGCCTATTCAGATAGAATCTGTGCAGCAATAGATCCTTTTAACCAATTGGCTATGTGGTTATATCCTAGTGCTTCAAATACAACTAATACAACAGGTATTTGTGATAGAATTATTATTTATAATTATGTTACTAAAAAATGGTCATTAGCTAAATGTAATGCAAGTACAATTTTTTCTCAGTTTATCGGAGCTTATACAGTTGAATTAATGGATATCATATCTGAAAACTTAGACAATATTAATGCTTCATTAGATACAGATTTCTGGTCTGGTGGACAAATGTTACTAGGTGCAATTGATAGCGATTACAAAGCTGCAATCTTTTCAGGCACTTCAAATGAATGTGAAATAGAAACATCTGAATTAGAACCTTTTCCAGGATTAAGAGCAAACATAACAGGTGTTAGACCTATAGTAGATGCAACAGCTACAGTCACAGTTAAAACAAGAGAACGTTTAGCTGATAATGAAACTGAATCAAGCTCGTCTTCTATGGTTACAAGTGGTATAAATCCAGTCAGAAAATCTGGAAGATATATAAGAGCTAATGTTAAAATAGCTTCAGGAACAATATTTAATCATGCACAAGGTGTAGACCTTATTGCATCGAGAGCAGGACAAAGATGAGTGAAAAAATAAATATAGATAATGTTAGATATTCTTTAGAAACACAAGAATACTTTCAAAGACAAATTGAAGAAGCAGTTAATACATTAGTCAATAAAAATAATACTGAAAGCGATAAAACTTTTAGTTGGTTTATGAATTAAGGAGAATCATGGCAGGAACATATATAGGAAAATACGATACAACAGCAGGAAGTAACTCAACAACAGCAACTAATTCAGTATCTGTTGCAGAAGGTATGCTACCATCTAATATCAATGATGCTTTTAGAGACATTATGGCAGATATTAGACAATGGTATAATACTGCTGAATGGATAGAATATGGAGATGGTGCAGGAACTTATACGCCTGCTTATGCATCTTCTACAAGTTTTACAATTGCAGGAGTTGATGTAACTTCTGCTTATCACGTTGGAAGAAGAGTTAAATTAGTAGCTACAACACCAGGTACAATTTACGGATCTATTACTGCTGTTTCTTTTTCAACAAATACAACAGTTACAATTGGTTGGGATTCTGGATCATTATCAGATGAAGCAATAACTTCAGTACACATTGGAGCTATTAGTGCATCTAATACTTCACTACCTGAAACTACAGCAATAACTGGAGATTACACATTAGATGTATCAGGCGATATTATTCTTGATGCTGATGGTGGTGATGTATTCTTTAAAGATAATGGAACTACTTTTGGTAGTGCTACTAATACTTCAGGAAATTTAATAATTAAATCAGGCACAACAACTGCTTTAACATTTAGTGGAGCTAATGCTACAATTGCTGGAGATCTAACAATTTCTGGTGATGACTTAACAATGGCAACTAATACTTCAGGTGCAGTCCTTGTAGGAGATGGATCTAATTATAATCCAGCTGTCGTATCTGGGGACATATCAATTGGAACTACAGGTGTTGCTGCTATTGGTGGTGGAGTTATTCTTAACGCAGATGTTAATGGTTCTGCAGCAATTGATGCAACAAAAATACACGATGGAACAATTTCTAATACTGAGTTTGGTTATTTAAATGGAGCATCATCCAACATTCAAACTCAAATAACAGGTATAACAGCAGGTACTTTAACTACAATTGACGATGATAATTTTACCTTACAAGATAATGCAGATACAAGTAAAAAAGCTCAATTTCAATGTTCAACTATTTCATCATCAACAACACGAACTTATACTTTACCTGATGCAAGTGGAACTTTATCTGTAGGAGCATTATCTGATATTGTATCAGATACTACACCTCAACTAGGTGGAATGTTAGATGTTAATGGTCAAGCAGTAGGAGATGGTACATTAGAATTATTAAAATTTTCTGAAACTGGAAGTGCTGTTAATGAATTTACAATAGCTAATGCGGCAGCTGGTGCTGGACCTACTCTTTCATCTACTGGTACTGAAACTAATGTTGATATAAATATTACTCCTAAAGGAACTGGGGATGTTGTTTTAGTAGCAGATACAGTAACAGTAGGAGATGCGGCAGCAGCGGCAACTCTACGTTCAAGTGGTGCTGGAACACTAACAGTTACAACTGGCGGTACTTCTGATTTGATTTTAAGTACCAATAATGGTACAGCTTCAGGAACAGTAACAATTACAGATGCTGCTAATGGTGCAATTACTTTAGCACCAAACGGAACAGGAATAGTAGATATACAAAGTTCAATGAATCCATCTTTGTCATCTACTGGCAAATCATTAGTAATGGGATTTTAAATATGATATTAATTTTAACAATAGGAGTAAAAAAACATGGCAAGTGAAGTATTAAAAGTAGCATTAAAACCTACTTGCTCAAATTCAGAAGTTAAATTGATCGATGGTGCAAGTGGACATACTTATACTATTTTATCAATTACAATTTGTGAAACAGCAGGTGTGGCAGAAACTTTTGACTTGTATGTAGATAATGATGATGGCGGAACAGATCATTATATTTACAAGACACAAGCGTTAGGAGCTAATGAAACTTTCGAACATACAGGTAGAATAGTTTTAGAAGGTACAGATATGTTGGGTTTCATAACAGCAAGTGCAGCAGACGTTGATGTTGTAGTTAGCTATTTAGATCAAACATTATAATAGGAGACAAAAAATTATGAGTGGAATAACAACAGATAACGTAGGTCGATCTTCTGGATTGGTTAAAGCGTCTGGTGGTGGTGGATTTACATCAACACAAGAATTTACATCTTCTGGAACTTGGACAAAACCAGCTGGTATTAAAAAAATTAGAGTTTTTATAACTGGCGGTGGCGGTTCTGGCGGTGGTGGTGGATCAACTGGAGATCATGGTTCTGGTGGCGGTGCTGGTGGTACAGCTATTGAACTATTAGATGCAACTTCTCTTTCTTCTGAAACTGTAACTTGTGGTGCTGGTGGCGCAACTGTTTCTACTGAAACTAATGGAAATGCTGGTGCAA